AGCCGTACCGCTTAAAGGCCCGTTGTCCGTTACCTTAATTAAACTATCGTAAGTTGTTGCGGGAGTAGTCCCCGTTAATGTAGTTCCCATTAGTTATCCCAAGTTGTTGTTATCGTTTCCCAAGCAAGAGTCCAAGCCTCCCAAGTGGTCTGCTCAAAGTTTCCGTATAAGTTCGTTTCGGGGTGTCCATAACTCTTGTCGTGGATATATCCCCAAGAAATAGCAGAGGCATTGGCAGCACCTTGACCCCATCCAATGTCATTGTTTGAAGCCCCTTGACCCCAACCGATTGTGTTATTTACCTCTGCCATTCTTTAGAAATAACTCTAACTTCAATATATTTTCCCTCTTTGGCTTGTAGGTCTTCTTATAAAACCCAACCTGATCTTTGCACATCTCGGTCGGGGTAGATGTCTTCGTTGACATTAGTGTTGTATTCAGGATAATCGCTTTGATGAAAAGACATATAGTCCACAAATCGCTGAACATAGTATTCAGCCGTCTTCCTTGATTTCTCAACCAAGTAGTCAACCTCACCCTTCTCTACACTCGTAGAGTTTTCGGAGTTGTGTTTGAATATACCGCCATTGGCGATCGTATAAGCAGCATAGGGCAAATACTCCATCATTGCGAAATGGAACAAAATGGGCTGAACATAGATGTTAACCAATGATAGATAGTTTCCTGTAAGCGTTCCCGCAATGATGTCCGAAGAAATCTTGTCGTAGAGCTTTGTGCCTAAATAGTTTTGGATATGAATTTCTTGGGCAATCTTGATGAATTGAATGAACTTATCAGTATCAACATTACCACCAAGTGCCGTGTTGCGGACGATATCCTCTCGTTTAATGAATAGAGCCGTTGCCATAATTATTTAGATATTCCGTGTTCTTGGGCGTATTCGGGGGTGTATCCTTTATAATCCATATCCTTTGGCTTTGTAGATACATCTCTTGGATTAGTTTGAATCTTCGCTCCCGCCCTCTTTGCGTTTGATACGCTTGTTTCTGCGTTTGGAGATTTGGCATCTACGCCCTTCGCTCCCTCTTTAGCCATAAAGACCTTCCGCATCCAAAAATGGTTGCATCTCGCCCCTCCTTTGTATAGCCAAATGGAATATGTATCGCTACCTCCCTTACCAAATCCCGCATTAACGGCCTTGTTACCCATCTCAAGGATATCTTCCTTGCGGTAAACCTTCTTTGCGCCAATCATTTTCTTGCAGAACTCTCGTGAGTTACTTCCCGCACTTTCGGGGGAATATCCATAACGCACCTTGTAGGGTCTTCCAAAAGGAGTGACTCCATCTTGAGAGGATTTAGCATTTGGGAAAGCCGTACCCGTAGAAGCGAATGCGAAGAATTTCTCCATTTGAGCCTCTGCTTCATAATCAACGGGTGCTTCCTCTACCAATTCCCATTCAGATTCGTCAATGACCTCACCTACCTCATCCAAAAGATTGAACATATTGTCAAGTTGAGAATCGCTTACTTCTTGAGTTGATAGTTTGATTCCTGTTTCTTCTTCTTGGGTTTCTTGATCCACTACAACACCCTCTTGGAACTCCAAAGGCTGAAGAGTCTTGAAATACAAATTCAAAGAAATGTCGTTGTAAGCAAGAATCTTGTCCACTCCATCTAAAATGGTTTCTTGCATCGGACGAATGACCGTGTTGTCAAACAAAGTAGAGGCAGTCTTTAACTCCTCTGCATTGTTTCCAAGTCCGCTTTGGTCTTTAATACCCAAAAGCATAGGAGAGGTCACTCGGTGAGCAACCATCAACTTACGCATTGACTCATCAGCCAAGAATTGGTATTGATCAGAGGCATCGGAGAGTTGAACGGGCGTAATGTCCGCAGCCATCTCCTTGTTGTCATTGAAGGCAAGGATAAACTTACCCGCATTGCTCGTTCCGCTAAACTTCTCACCAATACGGCTCTCAATCAAATAACGCTCTTCCTCCGTTGGGACTCCGTTATTGAAGTTGATGAGCATTGAAGGACTCATTCCGTTCTTGATGTTGTTGAGGTGGTAGTTGGCTACCTCTTCTTCAAGCTCGGCATAAGGCAATCCCCCTTGATAATCTACAGGAGAGTAGTAATAGAATCCCGCACGATAAGGTCGGATGTACAAAATCTCAATTCCCTCTTGGCTAAATCCAAAAGCGGGAATGCGGATGGGGGTTTCTTTCTTGTTTTCTACTGCTCCCCAATCCTTTGCGTAGTAGTAGGCTTCAACATCTCCCTCATCGTTGCACTTCTCGGCTCGGAGGCTCTCAACGGGCATGTGGTAGACCTCCGTGATTTGTTGGTGGTCTTTGGAGTAGATGACTTGGAAGGCACATTGACCCATCATCTTGAAGTCTGCCGTTACCTTACGCATACAATCCTTTGAGAATAAGGACTTCATTTTAGCGTATTGGTCGGGCTTTTTAGAAGAGTCCGTAGCATCCAATCCTTTTCCGTAAATCAGTTCGGCAATGCCGTTGATGATGGCGTTGTTTGTTGCGCTTCCATTGTACCGATCAATCAGATATTGGAAGTAGTTGTTGCTATCGCCATAAGAAACCCATTCCTTGCCTCGTTGCTCCTTGACAACGGGCGTAGTGTAGGACGATAGGTTTACAAATCGGATGTTGCTCATAACAAGATAAATTCGTTATTGTAGGATTCCTCCTCCGTGTAGACATTTTGGTTGACAGTATACTTGTCGTATTCCGTTTGAGAGGTGCAAAATAAACGCCCCATATAGAGCAACGCACCCGTACTTGCGTTATACCCCTTAAAGATATAAAATCGTCCCTCTACGGGCAGTTTATCGGCCTTAAAGGTCATATTGAATGTCACTATACCATCAGCATAAGTACCTGATGCCGTTTGTACATCGGATGTGATGTCCTTGTTTTGGCTTTCGTCAATGATTTTATAGTTCGGAGGAACTTGTGCAGTTCTCGGAATGAACTTGATTTGTTGACTTTGTTGTGGCTTAATGATGTGCATCGTACCTAAATAACTCTAAAGTGAAAGTTTATTCCAAAAAGAAAGCCACCCGAAGGTGGCCTCTTGATTGTTTGATTGAGATTATATTACTTTTTGGTGATGGCAATATATTCTTTTGACAATCTATTGTATTCTTGAAAAGCAGCACTTGCAGCCTTATAGTCGGGGTTTGAATTTGGGTCAATGCCTAATTCTTTGGCAGCCTTTTCAAACTTAACTAAATCAGAAGCAGCATCATCGGCAATGTTCCATCCAAGATTAGCCAATTTAAGCAGAGCATCTTTTGCTTTTTTGAGTTCAGCAGCCAAAGCATCGCCTTCACTTTTGTATTTAGATACTCCCTTTGCGTAAGCAGCAAGATTGTCAGCCAATGCAAATTCAACCTTGATTGGTTCTTCTGATGACAACTCTACCTTTTGTACTTCGTTGTACTTGGCGAGTTTATTTAGGATTTGTTGTGGTTTCATATTATTTGAATTTATTGGGGATGTCGTTGATTGAACCAAAAGTATCTGCAATCATATTGGCATATGCGCCAATTTGAACACCACCAATAGAATCAAGACCTTGAGGGGCATCAATTCCCAAATCACGGAAAAGTTTTTCGGCTTGTTGGCGTGATTGATTGATTTTGTCAATCTCATTATTCAATGCAACCGCTTCACGCTCAAGATTACCCACCTCTGATGCAAGTTCACGGACACGAGCAAGAACATTGTCACGAGTATCAGCGTGTTTTTTGAAACGCTTCAAAAAGGCGTCCTTTAATTGCTCAAGGTTTGCCAACTCAACTTTGCGAGGCTCTTGAGCCTTTGCAAGAATATTGAAAATCTTTTGTTGTTTGTTCATCTTGGTAAAGGGTTAGAAGGGGGCATAAGCCCCCCTCCGTTTAACACACCTATTAAGGATTGATCTGCGTTCCGCTTACGGTCACTCCCGCAGATGCCAATGAAGCATCAAGGAAGTTAGCAGGTACTTGCTCTTGGGCAGTCAAAGTAAGGGTATAACCACTCAAGTCACCCATCGCTGCTCCCGTTACAATAGTACCTCCTGTGACTTCAGCTCCGTGAAGCAATCCCATCACAAAGATATTGCCATTGTAGTCCTCTACAAAGACATGAGGACGGCCATAAGCCATCAATTTCAATTCTTTGTGCGTAGCCTTGTCCAACTTGGTGAAAGTCAAGTTCAAAGTCTGCTCAAAGAAAGTCGTTCCGTTCTCGCGAGAAGAGGTAATGGTCTGCTCAAAAGAAGAGTTTCCCTTTACATCGTACTCGTAAGCCGTTGGAGTGCCACCGAAAGAGTCAATAGCATCGGTGTTTGTGGCATCATAGGTGATAGCACCCAAATCGCCATAGTTCGCGAAGTATACGGCTTTGATACCGCCTACTACATCTTTACAAGGGACTGTCCGTCCCGTACTTAAATCACAAGCCATTGTATTTAAAATAAAAAAGGAGAGCGAGGGTATGCCCCAAGCCCTCCTTTGGGTTAGTCAATTTCGGTTAATTAAGAGTACAATACAACGTCAGCACCGATACCATACTGAACACCAGCCGTGTAGCGCATAATAACGCGAACGTTTTGCGAACCGTCCAAATCGCCCATATCAAGCAACTTGACTTCGTTGTGGTCGCTCAACAAGCCCGTACCGAAGTAGAGGT